GGAGGCATTCTAAATATATAAAATATATTAGAATAGCACGTAGGATGGGAAAACGTAGTATGCGTTTTAGATCTAGGGAAAGTTTTATAACAAGGCTTACAAGGCTTATTTTATTTGGATTTTTTATATATATACTAATACTTCTATTAAGGCGTTAAAATAATATTAATCTTCCGACCAATGATCCTGTGAACATCTCATATACCAATCAATCGTAGATTTTAGACCTATATCAAAATCTACTTTTTCATTCCAACCTAAATCAATAAGTTTTTTATTGGACACACTATATCTTAAATCATTAAAAAGACGATCATCTACATACTTTATGTAAGGTTCTATAGTATCAACACCTTTCATAGATTGTACAATCTTTTGCACTATACCTAATACATTAAACTCATTTTTTGAACCAATATTATATATTTCTCCTATAACACCTTTAAACAATATTGTTTCAATTGCACTAGAAACATCATCCACATGTATAAAATTTCTTACTGTATTGCCTAATCCATGCACTGTAAATGGCTTTCCTTCCTTTACACATTTTATACATTTTGGTATAAGTTTCTCTGGATATTGTCTTGGTCCATAGACATTATTTCCCCGTGTAATAATAATTGGTAAACCAAAAGAATGGTAATAGGAAAACACTAAATGTTCTGCACTTGCCTTTGTTGCAGCATAAGGATTTGTTGGTTTTAAAATAGAAGTTTCATGACATTCATCACCATCTAACTCTACTTCACCATACACTTCATCAGTACTAATATGAATAAATTTGTTTAGCTTACCATACACTCTACAACATTCTAGCAATGTATGTGTTCCCAATACATTATCTTGTGTAAACTGAATAGAATTTCCAAATGAGTTATCTACATGCGTTTGTGCAGCGCAGTGTATTACTGTATCTACCTTATGTAGATGTAGAATATATTGAATCATATCTGCATTACGTATATCACACTTGTAAAAATGATAATTATTATTATTTACTTCTACATTCTTCAATGATGAACAATAATCAAGTCTATCAATATTTATAAATGTTATATCAGTGTATTTACCACATAAATAGTTTAATACATTGGATGCAATAAAACCACATGCGCCAGTTATTAATACTACCTTTACCATCTTGTATTTTTATATACGAAAGGTTTAAATAGAAGACACTACTAATTATAGAATGGCTATTGTATTACTATTAGGTTCTAATGGATGGATTGGTAAGCAATTAATACCACTAATTAAGTCTAGAAAAGATGTAGTAAAGTTATATGAATCATTTGTTAGAGTAGATAATATAGAAAAACTTTCAGAACTAATTAATGTATTGAAGCCAACTCATATTATTTCTACAATTGGACGAACACATGGAGTAATTGATGGTGTAACAATCCCAACAATAGATTATTTAGAGCATGAAGGAAAGTTAAGAGAGAATATACGTGATAATTTATTTTCTCCAGTAACTCTTGCAAAGGTATGCAGTGATCGTAATATACATTTAACATATTTAGGAACTGGATGTATTTTTGAATATGACACAGTTCATACAGATGGATTTAGTGAATCCTCAAAACCCAACTTTTTTGGTTCTTCTTATAGTATTGTAAAAGGCTTTACAGACCAGCTAATGACATTATATAAGGATAATGTATTAAATGTGCGTATTCGTATGCCTATAACTGCAGAATCTAACTCACGCGATTTTATTACAAAAATCGTAAGCTATGAAAAGATATGTAGTATAGAAAATTCAATGACTGTACTTGATGATTTGCTGCCAATTATGGTGGATATGGCTCTTAAGAAACGTGTTGGAACAATAAATCTTACAAACCCTGGAACAATAAGTCATGAAAAAATTCTAGAAATGTATAAAACAATTATTGATCCATCTAAGACATGGAAGACAATGACATATGCAGAACAATCACTCCTATTAAAATCAAAAAGGTCAAATAATGCTCTTAATACTTCAAAACTAGTTTCAATGTATCCTGACGTACCTCATATTGAGGATGCAGTATACAAAGCTCTTAAAAAAAGAGCATTAATATTTACTTCATTGTAGTGATAGTTTATACACGTATTTCATTCATATGTGTATGATGTAATGGATTATTATGCACTACTTCTGGACTACTAACATAGATATTAACCTGTTGTTTTACTTTCTTAGCTTTAAATGCTAAAACCAATGATCCTACAATCATTAGTATTGGTATAATAAATATGAATGAAAGTAATAATTTATTATTTGACTGATTTGATTGATTTGATTGATTTGATTGATTTGATTGATTTGATTGATCTGTATATTTTGATGAGTTTAATGTAGATGTGGTAGAAATACTAGGGGTAATAGAACTGCTAGGACTACTTGAAAAGCTAGGACTACTTGAAAAGCTAGGACTACTTGAAAATGACTTAGAAGCACTAGAGCTATAAGACCATCTAGGACTATTGGAAGAAGTACAACTGTTAGATCGTGTTGCACTATTAGAACCAGTAGAGTTATAAGACCATCTAGGACTGTTAGAACTTGTAGGGCTTATTGAAACTGTAGGACTACTATATGCTGTAGGGCTTATTGAAACTGTAGGAGTGCTTGAACTTGTAGGGCTTATTGAAACTGTAGAACTACTAGAAACTGTAGAACTACTAGAAACTGTAGAACTACTAGAAACTGTAGAACTACTAGAAACTGTAGAACTACTAGAAACTGTAGAACTACTAGAAACTGTAGGACTACTAGAAACTGTAGGACTACTAGAAACTGTAGGACTACTCGAAACTGTAGGAGTGCTAGAAACTGTAGGACTACTAGAAACTGTAGAACTACTAGAAACTGTAGAACTACTAGAAACTGTAGGCCTACTAGAAACTGTAGGAGTGCTATAGGCTGTAGGACTATTTGATCCAGATAATGATACTGATCCAGATAATGATACTGATCCAGATAATGATACTGATCCAGATAATGATACTGATCCAGATACTGATCCAGATACTGAACCAATTAGACTATTTGAATATGATGAGGTTGGTTCATAAGATTCTTCAACACTTGGACTTATATCTTGTCCGTATGCATACACTAAGGCAGATAGAAATGTTGCAAGTGCAATCTTCATTTTAATATACTAATTATATAATATAGTAAAAAATCAATTTTTTTAAAACTTATAAAGAACTTGATATGCATGCATTAATATCTCTGTTGGATGTAGAGCCACTACACACATACCCTTTCCAGGAAATACATTGGTTCTAGTGTAAAAAGAAGTAGCTCCATTTAAATATGCAATATCATTTGGTGTATCATCAATTAATAATAATGTATCTTTACCTATCGCTGGCTTAATTGCTGCGTATTCTTTTAATCCATGAATTGCTGCATCTTCAGGATTTTCCCATACTACATCCCAACTATCAAGATATATAAGATCTACTTTTATTTTATGTGTAGATACCCAGCTAGATAAAAATTCTACACTATCCATAGTTACAAGAGTAGTATTGGGACCCATGTAAGGTTCTGCAGCTCTTTTAGTATCTGGATTAATATCAACAGACCATAGATGCCCTCCATATGCAGATACATATTTGTCAAATAAATATGTACTTAATGTTCCCCACGCAGCTGTTCCAGTTTCAATAATATGCAACGGAGGATTACCTCTACGTTCAATCTCTATAAACAATCTTTTAAATGTTGGATAGCACACATGCTCCTTTGTATTACCATACATTGAAAAATGTGCTTCAAATAATTCCATTTATATTTATAAAACTCTTTTTTCTTTTAAACTAGATATATTTAACAAGAATTCCACTTCTAGTATCATAAATCGCAAGATGATAATTATCACACCAAGAAACAACACTGTTTGGATATTTTTTCTGAAAACATGAAATGAGATCAGACACTAATGTTCCATCTGGAATTGTGTTAGTTCCGCTAAAATCAAAGAAACATTCTTTCTCTGATACATAGTGTCTCCAGCGAGCATCCATAATTCTTTCGACACATAATGTTAGTGAATCCATATTTTATATAAATATATATTTATAAAATAATTAAATTTTTTAAATATCTTATGATAAGAGAAGAAGATTATTAGAAATATCTACAACTTGCTCTACTTCACTTACTGTTAGTAACGGAGTTGGTAGTGGACTGTGGGGAGGGTATGGTGGAGTATTAGGTTCATATTGATTGATTTTAACATTATTTAACTGAGTACATATATCTTCTAGACTGGTCTTTGTATCTTTACGTTCAGGAGCCCTCTTTTTTTGAAACAAAAAAGGAAATTCTCGTTTTGTTCCTCGTTCAAAGGGAGACTGCTTTCGTTGAAGTTCTTCACTACTCCATCGTCTAAAATTATAACGATTTGAATCTAGTAATGCTTCTTCTTCTTCTTCTGTAAGAATTTTACAATCACTATTCATACTATCTTAATACTTATGTATGTTTTAAATCCATAAAAATGAATTAATTAAAACACAATAATAGATAGATATGTACAAACTTGTTATTGTTGAATCTCCCGCAAAATGTGCTAAGATCCAAGGATTTTTAGGTGCCGGATGGAAGGTATTAGCATCAATGGGGCACATCCGTGCATTAAAAGATGATCTAAATGCTTTAGACATTGACAAAGGATTTACAGCAACATATGAGTTTATGCATTCAAAAGCAAAAACGATTGCACAGTTAAAAGAAGCTGCAAAAGCTGCAAGTATAATTTATTTAGCAAGTGATGATGATCGAGAAGGAGAAGCTATATCGTATAGTATTGCGATTGCATTAAAATTAGATGTATCTAAGAATCCACGAATTGTGTTTCACGAGATTACTGCGGAAGCAATAACAAAAGCCCTAAAGAATCCTACTACAATTAATATGCAGCGAGTATATTCACAACAAGGGCGATCCGTATTAGATCTTATGGTTGGCTATAGTATATCACCATTGTTATGGAAACATGTAGGTAAAGGCTTGAGTGCAGGACGTTGTCAGACACCAGCACTTCGTATTATTGTAGAGCGAGATATACAAATTAAAAATTTTAAGCAAGAATTCTCTTGGAAAATTAAAGGCTCTTGGAAAGGAAAATCTAGTTTTCAAGGTGTTATGAATGATGATTTAGAAGATATAGAATCCGTTATAAATTATTTTGAACAAGTGTATAATCAGCTTGAAGCTACAGTACACAAGTTAGAAACAAAAGATACATTTCAAAAGCCACCTCAAGCATTAATGACATCTACACTACAGCAGGAAGCATCTGCACTATATAGGTCTTCACCAAAAGCAACAATGGCTGCTGCACAAAAACTCTATGAAGCAGGATTGATTACATACATGCGTACAGATAATCCAAATATGTCATGTGAAGCAATTGATGATGCAAAACAACTAGTGTTAGCAAAGTATGGGCAGCAATATCTTGGTACTGGTGCAGCAGTATTAGTTAGTGGTGATGCACATGAAGCTATTAGACCAACGCATTTTGCGACATCAAGTATTGACGATTGTTATAGTAGTAATGAAAAAAATATTTATACTCTTATTTATAAACGGGCCCTACAAAGTGTTATGGCAACATGTGTAGGTCAACAACGAGTCGCACAATGGTCTATAAATAATGATCCAAATGAATTTTCATACACTGGTACGTGGAAACGTACAACATTTCTTGGATGGAAAAAGGTAGGTCAAGTAGAGACAGATTTAGATGAAAGTGAAGAGTTGCATACAGATGATTGGTATTCATCAGAAGATTTACGTGTTGGATCTCTTATACAATGGTCTCAGCTAGAAGGAGTTCAGCAACATACATCTGCTCCAGCAAAATATACGGAAGCTACACTTGTGCGAGAGTTAGAAAAAAAAGGTATTGGAAGACCTAGTACTTATGCACATCTTGTAGAATCTATTGTATCAAAGGATTATGTTGTAAAACAACCTACAGATGTACAAAATGTAGTAGAATTAACTAAATTATCAGTAAAACCAAATATGTGGCCACCAACAAAATCATATCTAAAGAAGATTGTAAAAGATGCAAAAGGAAAACTTAAGTCAACAGAGTTAGGAGTTAGAGTACATAACTTTTGTATGCAAGAATTTCCAACACTGTTTGATTATAACTTTACAAAACAAATGGAATTAGAGTTAGATGATGTTGAGCGTGGTAAGCAAACATGGAATTCTGTATGTCAAAATACATGGGATTCTTATAAGGATAAATATACATTGTTAAAAGAAGCAAAAGGACCAGAAAAGATAAAAGTATGTGTAGGAGATTATGAGATAGTTCAAACCAAACACGGGCCATGTTTAGTAAAATCTAAAGTATTCTATGGATGGCCGCCAGGATTAAAGGCAGAAAATATAACTGCAGAAATTATTGAAAATTACATAGAAAAGAAGAATGCAGAAGATACATTAGGCGTGCATGAAGGTGTAGCAGTGCTAAAAAAGAAAGGTCCATATGGAGCATACGTATGTATTGATGGAAAGAATATTTCATTGCAAGAGCATGATACATTAGAAACAGTGCTAGCTCGTTTAAAGAATGCAAAAGAATCACTGTTGCATGTAATTGAAGAATTTCAATTTAGAAAGGGACCATATGGTAATTATATGATGAAAAAAGCGGCTGGGGGAAAGAAGCCAAAATTTGTGTCATTACCTTCTGAATTAGATGTAAAAAAGCTCACATATGAAGCTGCAAAACGTATATATGATACAAATTCAAAGAAAAAACCTAAGTATGAAAAGAAATAATCTACGGATATATTAGGATGTCTGGCGCAAATACCCCTAGAGACCTTTCTGGAAATGTGCGTAAAAAGTTTCAAAATGGATGGACAAAAGAGCAAGAATCATTATTATCAAAATGGGCAGATTATGCAGGATGTTATAAATGGCTACACGATAGAACTGAAAAGAAGCTATCACTTTCAAATAATTCAATAACAATTCCAGTTATTATATTATCTACAATTACGGGAACAGCAAGTGTTGGATTAACTGGATTAGTTGGTGATATTCCAGATGGTCAAAAATATGGACAAATTGCAATTGGTATGGTATCACTTTTTACTGCAATACTTACTACACTAGGAAATTATTTTCGCTATGCACAGAATTCAGAAGCACATAGAGTTGCTGCAGTAGCATGGGGAAAATTCAATCGTTCTATATCTGTTGAACTTGCACAAAAACCAGATGATCGTATGGATAGCTTAGATTTTATTGGAATTTGTCGTCAAGATTTAGATAGATTAATTGAACAATCTCCACCAATTCCTGACGATATTATTAAAAGGTTTGAAGCTGAATTTATAAATGTTGAAGGTCTCAAAGTACCAGATATATGCAATGGTATAGAACACACACATGTATATGATAATAGTAAGTCTAGATTACAACTTGTAACAGCGGAACTAGCATTGAATTTAAAACATAAAAAACGCTTGATGAGAGAAGAGATTTTACCCGATTTAGATTCACGTATGAAACGTATGATAGAAGAATCAATTAAAGAATATGAAGAGAAAATAGTGAAAGCAAAGAAATTAGAAGATCCTAATAAGTTTATGACAGATGTAAGAAAACGATTAGGTGAAGTTATATCTTCTGTGCAAGATATACATGTAAGTGATTTATCACCACGGCCTGAAAATGTAGTTATTGATATTGTTGGTCAAAAAAAACTTAGTGATGCACAATAATAATGATTAGTATGCAAATAATAAGCCAGCACGACCACCGTAAATACGTAATATATTATAGGTTTCTGCCCAAAGATATAGATAGTAGCGTGGAACACTATTTGGATCAATAGATCCTGTATTACAATGTAAATCTAGCTGCAGTTCAATACTTAGCATTTTGTCTAAATTTGCCTGACCGTTTGGCAGCGACGGAGCTGTATGTCCGTGTTGAAATCCAAATGGTAATACATAATAATATTTATTTACCCACGGACTTTTTTTCATTTCTAAAGATGGTAGCAATGATCTAAATAGTGCTGGTGCATCTGTTGAATAACGTGTTAAAGAACCTTCGTATACAAGTTGTAGGTGTTTTAATGGTTCTGAATATTTTGTCGAATACGCAGATCGTATGTTTTCAAACATCTGTGTATTTAATCCACTTGCATCTGGCCACCATGGTATATTAGCATTATCCGTCAAATCTCGTGTTGCTAAAAAGGGTGCATTATAACGTAGCGCCTCATAACGATTTAAATAAAAAAATAAATTACGTGTTGGATTTGGAACACTAAATTTATATGCTATCTTGTTCATATTTTGAGTATCAACTGGATCAAACGGATAATGTTGAACAATAGGAATACGTATATCAGAAATGCGAAATTTATTTGCTTCAGGTTTATCTAAATATATGTATTCAGCTAATACATATGTTGCATCTAATGAAAATGTATTTGGCATAACTATATTTGGTATAAGTACATTATTAATATCATAGAATTTAGAACTAACAAGTGGAGCATATGCGTCTCCAACAGCAGGAGTCCCAGTGGTTAAAGGAACTTGTACAGAAGATACATATAGACTATTAACAGTATTATATTGAATTCTTAAAACTACAGAATCTGCTTGTATTGCATCAATAGGTAATGCTAAACCACTATCACCACAACTAAACCAGAATGGCAATGGTGTGACAACTGTTGTATTTGTTTCATATGTTCCAAACGAATCAAATCTAAATCCATTAGATTTGCGTTTAATAAGATTATTTGTAGCAATTTGTTTTTCTAATGGACTATAAAATTCATCATACATTTCAAGCAATCGTCCATCCAATCGCTCAACACGTGATCCACCAATATCAATGGTTGCTTCGGCCAATAAAGCATGACCTAAACTATTTGTCCACCCAAATACAGGTTTTACTGCACCAGCATCCTTTGCCTTCTTTTGTACAGTACATATATCTGGCATTGTAGATATAAGATATAATCGCGATATTAAATGTCCTTTTCGGGGAAGTGTCAAGGTACAACTATTTCCAAAATTTGGTGCTGTATCAAAATCAAGACGAACCCATTGTGTAGTAAATCGCCCAGCTCGTAAGAATGTTTTTGTAAACATACTTATATCCGGCTGGCCTTTGTATGAAAGCAATCTTGTATCTTGAACTCCACTGTGCAAAATTTTCAACAGTGAAGCAACCATCTAAATAAACATAGAACGATTATTTAACCTTTATTTTTTTAGATTTATCATTAGATGTCCCAAATACAAAGCCTAGCACCTGTAAGTAAGTTGCGAAAGAAGACGCTAAAGCACCGACGTATACCTTACGAACGTCTGTATAATGATTTAACTGGTTTTGGTGTATGTGTAGATGGTTTAGATGCCCATGCAACAATGTACGGAGAAATAGATGCATCAAGTATTCCGGTATTATATGAAATATTTTCCAGTTATGCACCTCTTAGTAAAATTGCATCGCCGTACAGGAATTTTTACGATATTGGTTGTGGTATAGGAAAAATTGTAGTTGGTTTTGCACATCAACATTCATCACTAAATACAACGGGAATTGAAATAGTTCCCGAACGTGTTAAGATTGCACATACAGCGTTAGATCGACTAAAGGATGAATCAATTAAACAGCGTATTGAAATATTATGCATTTCAATGTTAGATCCTTCATTAAATTATGCTGATGCATGTTGGATTTTTGTTGCAAATCTATGTTTTACACCAGATGTTCAAACTACACTAGTTAACAAACTAGTAAACGAAACAAAAGCTGGATGTATACTTATATGCTCAAAAGAGATGCACCATGATCAGTTTGACTTATGCAATAAACTAACACTACCAATGAGTTGGTCAAATGAATCAAAAGTATATGTATACAGAAAGAAATAGTATATATTACTAGGGCATGAATCTAGGTATACTTGATAAAGATTCAAAAATAAAGAATGCACTAACAACATTTAGCTATTCCGATTTTTCACATGATTTTTCAAAAAAAGATACAGTAAAAGCAGTGCTAGATCGATTAGTAAATTCAAGATTAATTGGATCTAAATTATCATCAAAAGCATATGCAACAAATTTAGCAATACTTAGAACAAAATTAACTGGATCAGTGTATGATTTATTTGAACCTTTCTATCTTAGTATTTTACCAGCTGGATCAAAGGGATCATCATTATCAGAAGATAAGTTGCTAAAAGATTTAGTTGGTTTTGATTATACATCATTACAGCATGTGCTACGAGAGTTTGATAGATCTAAGAGTTTAGCTGCACGAATTCTACCACCAGTAATACCATTGAATATATCATATGAATCAAAAATACATAGAACATATGAATTACGTTCCTATCCTACAAAAATTAGAGGAACATATTATAATATTCCTCATGCATTTTCATCAAGTTCAAGTGGATCCACAAAATTTGTACTCATTATTGATGCATCTTTTATTTCAATAAGCTCAATGCGAATTGATGAAATGTTAAAAGCTCAATATATTGAAGATTATGATCCACACAAAGAATATAGTTTTTATATTTTACAAAGTAATGAAAATATTTCGGATCCTGCTACAAAAATAAAAAGTTTTGATGCTGGAAAAAATAAGAATATACACATACATTTTTTAAGAGATATAGTTGGAAAAAAAGTAGTGTATCCAACATTTGAAAATGCAGATCAAGCATCAAATATATATAGTAATATTGAATTATCTACAACACTAAATGCTGACGGAATAGTAGATGGTACGTTAAAGGAATCAAAAAATACATATGATCGTAAAAATATTGGTATGTTAAGTGAAATTAATGAAGCATCATTTTTAGCAGTACAACAATATATTGAAAATAATTTAAAAGTATCAGATGAAATATTAAGTTATTTTTTTTTAAAAAGAGCAGGGGATTGGTGTCAAGCATTATCATTATTAGATATGATGCGAACATATGATGTATATACTGATACGGGTATACATACTGGTAGTAAAACATTAACAGATTTAATTAATGATGATTACACCTTAGGAATAGTAACACACGATCGTATATTATTAGGCTATTCCTTATTATTGGGATTAAATGTATTTTATTCTATGAAAATGGTATCAGTAGATAGTTCTGATGAGGGTGTTCAAGACGGTAATAGTGTTATATGGTTAGTACATTTTCAGAATAATGAATCTGAAATTCGTCTAACTGATTATGCAAAATATATAACTGAAAAAGATGGAGTTCTTGCATCAATTGAAGAATTTAAGGTTGAAGCAAGAGAATACATTGAAAAAATTTTAACTATATTAAAAGATATAGATTATAGTAAATTAATTAAAGGTATACTTGAATTACGTCTTTACACAAAAGCATTATCACTGCTAAACACATCTGATGAATTTACTAGTATTCAAGCTAAATATATTGCCTACTTAGATGAATTACCAAAGCTAGAAGAACATCGCAAAATAAGTAGATTGTTGCAATCAATTCAAGAATGTAAAAAGATTATTCAAAGATATGCAACAGAAAATATAAATATAATGAGCATGACAACATATGATGAAGCAATTGAAGATTCTGGAAGAATTGAACATTTATTAAATTATACATCATCTAGCGATTTTGCAGAAGCAAAGAAAGATTTTACTAAGACACTAGATTCATTAAAAAGTGATATATCAATTATTAAGACCAAAGGGATATATTTAACTGATTTATTTAAAAGCGCTCATTTTAAGGGACATAGAAAAGAGGTAGGGGTATACAATTATATTATGACTAACCTACAAGATATTAAGATTGGCGGTACATTAAGTTTGATAACATATCCAGTAGGAGCAGATATAGATGGTAGATATGTAAATGATGCACAAGGGAATTTTTATAGTGTAATAGATTCAGTTATTGTACCGCGAGAAAATGCAGATGTTTTTAAAAATATGTTTGCACTCAAAGATTTTGATAGTTATAAGATATTTAGATTCTTTATTTATTATTTGGATGAACTAAATACTGAATTATTTTGTATAAGTGGCGAGATTCCATATGAGCATGGGAATCCACAATATATGGAAGAATTATTTGTAAAATTTATACACATCTATTTTCAACTCTTTAATTTTGAAAAATACTACACACTACGTGATCTTGATCAAATATATAATCTCTATTATATTAATAGATATAAATGGACAAACTTTTATTTATTAGGAGAATTAAATCATTTAGGAAGAATGAAAGATTTAAATAACTATAAAGGTATTGCAAGACGTATAAAATATAAATTAATTGATTTATATAAAGTAATACTTAAGGAGTTTAATAGAACTAAGAGACTGTATAAAAGTGTTCTTAGTGTTAGCCCAGCATCTACACGAAAAGCGACAAAACGAAGAAAGACTTCTAGATCTACCTATAAAAATAGTGGAGAAACTAAATCAAAAAATTGAATATAATTCTTTTACATTTAAACTAATAAAGATAGTGTATATGCGTTTTAAAATTATTTTAAGTGTATTATATGCAAAGGGTTCTTTAAAAGATAAGTTTATTATAATAAAAAAAATATTAACTCCTGTTAAACTTGTTAAATCAAAAGATGAAGCTACACCAATATTATTTGAAGAATATAATACTAAAGATTATTATTATATTATCAATAAAAATACAAATAATGTATATACAATTAATGAATTATACACAATTATTAAAGCAAAGGTAGAAGATCCATTCACTCGTATGAAAATAGTAGAGTATAGTTTTGTAAAAGTGAAACTAGTTTAATCATCAAATAAAGCATTGCATATACCATTTTCAAAACGTATCCAATTTAAACCAATACAGTATACCTTTACCTCCCACGCTATTCCAACCGGTGCTGCTATTTCTAGCGTCAGTCTTATACTTTGAACACGACTTGCATTTAATGATCCAGATGGCTGATGTTTTCCAGGATGATGTGCAAATGGATAACCATATATATATTTATTATAGGATACTATTCCACCTTTATGATAGCTACTAATAAGTTGTCTGTAATAGGTTTCATTTGCTGAACATAATGTCTGACCATTTACTTGAAGAGTTGCATTTTTTAACAGTGGTTTTAAAGGATTATATATTGGATGATAGTCTTTTGCAAGTACAGAACTATAATTTGTCCATTCATTATTATTTGCTACATCTTTACGTCTTACAAACCAAATAATTTCTTCTAATGGATGATTTGCTTCTAATGGAAGTTGAATTGTAATTGTATCATTTGCCCCCTTTGATGTTATATATTTTAATGGTGTATCAAAATAAAATGTTTGTAGTTGACGAATTATGTGTTCAAATGGATTGCGCATCATTTTTTGTCTTTCACCTCCATCAAGATATGCACCTTGTGTAATAAGTTTCACTTGAGCAAAGTCTGGGACGGATTGTTGAACTTTTACATTTCCGCTACTTAATGCAATAGTTGTATCTAGTGGAACACTATCACATGAATCTCGAAAACCTCGTAATTGTCTTACTACTTCACTAAATGGCCGAAATGTAATGTGTATTTTAGCAGAACCTTCTTTAATTGCAACCATTGGTAGCGACTCTCGTAGCAGAGTTCTCATATAAAAAAACGGAAGTATGCAAAATATATGACCATCTTCAACCGGATAATTATGCTTTGTATTCCAAGCCTGTAAATCGGCCAGTGATACATAGCCTAATGAATCATTTGCAACACCGAATTGTTTATTTATATCAGCAAATAAACTACTGTATACGTGTATAAAATCACCATCAATTGATTCTAGTGTAACACCATCTACTTCTAGCTCTGCTTTTTCTATTAATGCTGAGCCAAGACTATTTGCAAAAAAATAAGCAGTACTAGGATCTGTATATGTTGTACTCCCTGATTCTATTTGTAGCTGCGTAGTTAAATCTAGCCAATGATTTAATTGAACATGTACAACTGTCCCAAGTAATATATCTCCACACGGTAAACTACCAATATCAAATGTAAAGCGTTGACCATATGTTGCAGGACCTCTAAATGGGAAATCTTGTATACTTGGTACAAATGGTATTGTTCTGCGTTGATTATTTCGTGTAAACCATGTTATGCTCGTATCTAATGGAAATAAATCATTATCTTCAGCATTTCTACTTGCTAAATCTAGCAATGTTGTTATATCACCGAGATAGTCCATCTAATCTTAGATTAAGGGTATATTACATCAGAAAGTACCACATATGAAACCCATAAGAGTGTGGGTAATACAGCATAAGATGCTTTAGGCAATGTAAGATAAGTTATTGTAAAAGCAACTGCCGTTATACATACAGAAAAAATATTTAATTCTTTCATAGTAAAAGCTTTGTAGTATAAAAATATAGGATATGCTAAACAATACAGTATTAATACAATTACAGAAGATGCAGCAATATTATTAGCTCCTTGAAAAGTATATAGTAAAAAATGAGCATATCCTAGTAGACCAAGCAATACCATCCATACAATTCCAATAATATAGCCTGGTGGCAACATTGGATTTGCTTTAGTATCACTAAGACGTGTGCCAGTTCCATATATAATATAATTTTCTAAAGCAGCTGCTCCAACCGGAACAGCAATATTTAATGCCAATGAATCCATTTAACTAATGTTTAGAATTCTATTTAACCAAATGTTATACTACCCTTTGAGCATTTGATGCAGCCAATTAACCATCCAAATCTATCCTGTTCTTTAGGAAATACACTATATCCTTGAGTTTTTAACAATTCAACGTTTTCCCAGATTACTCCTCCATTATTATCAATAAGAAGATCATTTGCCATACAAGATATTTTAACTACTTTATTTTTAATTACTGCATTCTTAAATAGATTCTTTGATTTATACTGTTCTAGCATTTCTACATTACTTGTAAAGTTCCATGACTCAAAAGTCTTTAACTCTTTAAGAAGATTATCCATTGTATAGAGTATACTAGTCAAGTAGTGTATTCAATTTTTCTAAAATGTATGAAATAATGATTGATGAATTCCTTGCGATAACCAGTAAAGAATTCTATCTGGATGCCATGCCGTTGCAATAAGATTTTCTTTAATTTTACTACATGCATCTTTTTGTTTCTTATACATAGACTGTTTTTTAGCATTTATAAATGCACATATTGAATTGTATGTATAAGTGGAGTCTGATGTAATATTATATATCAGATTTTCTAAAGGCATATAATATATATATTGTGAATTAAAAGCATCAATACATTCGTCAATAAATAAACATATAATATCGTCTTTTAAATTAATGATTGCATAGTCTCTTTTATATTTTAATTGGCATTGAATAATGTAAGGAAGTATAAGATAATTATTTTTATATATTTTAGCAAAGTCTTTTAGTATGGTTATTGATTCAACAGAATAATGTCGTGTGTTATTAAAATAATAATTTGTCATAAGATTTTTAATACTTGAATGTAGCAACGGGATACTCCATAATGGATCAATAAGATCTGTATACACTAAATATTCATATATTGCTGTAGAATATTCATTTACAGCATTATATCTAGGATGATGTGGTGGATTTGATATCTCATTAATTGTTAATGGGTTTAACTCTACATAGTTTTTAATATAATTATAATCTACTTTGCTCTTTCGTAGTTTATAAATAGACCCATAAAATATATGGTTATATATAAATTCTTCTTTATTAAGCATTGTGGATGTAAACTAATCTAGCAGATTTTTATCAATTTTTTAAAAAATTGATTATAGCGTAACACATATAAAATTATTAAAATGGCTACTGTTCAGATAACGCAAGAGTATATTATTATTAATCTAGACAAGATTGAAGAAGATGTATTTAGCAATTCAGATAAACAAAAAATAGTATTTCTTAATAGACATGTTGCTGGGTTTAATCTAAATTATACTGCACGAACAATTACATTCTATTTTAGTGTCTATGGAATGAATGAGTATATTGTAGATTTTGATAGAGGTGGTGTTGATACCCGTATTGCACGAGAGCGCTTTGAAGAAGCTGCAAAAGTATTAGGTGGCTAAAGAGATTTGCTTTTTATAGAAGATATGAAAAAATTGAAAGTATTTTTTACGCTACATTCCTAGAAGCAACAAAAATGACGACCGCATATGTTCTAAAGCTTGAATCAAATAAGTACTATATTGGTTATAATGATCTTGAAATACAGCAGAAAGAAGAATATGCATGGACACAAAAATACAAGCCGCTAAAAGTCTTAAAGAAGATTCAAACAACATATCCAAGCCACATTGATGTTATTGTAAAAGAGTATATGCTGCAATATGGGATTGATAACGTACGTGGAGGATCTTATTTAGATATAGATAATTATACCTATAATGATCTATATTGTGAATTATTTGATAATGAGTATGATAATTATGAATCTTCTTACGATGATGACTACGACTCAGCGTAGCCCTTTTATGAAATAACACACATTCTTAAAACACTCTAGATTTGATCCACCACCATAAGAAATTGCACTTTGAATACATTCTTTAATATAATCCATTTCTTGTAGCATAGTCCTATTTTTTAAGAGCATTAGCTTTTTAGTTCCTTCAATACGCGACTTCTTTCCACTCTGAAAACTTGATGCGCTTCCCCAAAACTCCTTATACATATGCCCATCAGTGCCAGCTACAGTTGTTCCAGGTGAATCAATTAATGAAGAAAACATTCCACCGATCATAACAATATGTGCACCAAGAGCAAAACATTTTACTATATCTCCAGGCTCTGAAATACCTCCATCTGCAATAATAACCGTTGAATCTTTTGTTTTAGCTTTTGCACATGCAGCAACAATAGATGCTTGTGCTCCACGACTTCCAAAACCAGTTGCTACATATGTCGTACATGCAGAACCAGGTCCAATACCAACTTTAATTGCATCTGCACCCCAAGCCTCTAGATCAACTATTGCAGCAGCTGTAGAAACATTTCCAGCAATAATAAATGTTGAAGGCATCTCCTTTTTAATGTATGTTATCATCTCTTGCATTTTATTACAATGCCCATGAGCAATATCAATTGTAATAAAATCTGGTGGCCGTGGTAGTGATTTTAGTGTAGCGTAAGCATCCGTATTTACGCCAGTTGAAATACTTAATGGAAGACAGTGTGCAGTCATAAGTTTTGCAAATTCTACAATATCATTATTAAATCGGTGGTAAATATAAAAGTAGCCATTAATTGCTAAATTATATGCAATCTCTTTATTTATAACACATTCCATATTTGCTGGAACAACTGGTAATTTAAATCTATATTTACCTAGCTGTACTTCAGTACTGCACATACTTCGTGAATCTACAATACATTTATTAGGAATAAGATTAATATCTTTAAAATCAAACATCATACTGTAGTATATATGTATCAATTATTTAGACTCTCTACTATAACACTTAATGGGGTTGGATATGTTGAAAATGGTATTGAATTATGCGTTGATTTTTCAGAATTAATAAGCTTGTCTAATGCTTTCTTTCGTCGCTCAATTGGCGATCCAGACATACTTTTGCTGATATTTTTCCATTTCCATTCAAACTGTAAAGCTGCAGTTTCATCTGGAAAGTCGCCAACAAGATAAATTCTTTTCCATGTACAGCCACGTGTTGCTTTTGCTCCACCACTGCGTACTCCATTATGTTGCTCTAGTCTTCTGTATGGATCAATAGTTGCACCTACATATGTTTTTTTACTATCAAGAGTTGTTAAACAATAACAGCACCAACTCATATCTTTATATCTATATATAATAAATCTTTATGTAAAATTGATAAGCTAAATGCTAGTAGGGAAATATTATGTGTATGAAAAAAATAGTATTATTTGATACTGAAACTACTGGCTTACCAAAAGCAAGACGCAATGCACTAAGTGAGCAGTATAATTGGCCAGATCTTGTATCACTTTCATACGTTGTATATACAGTATCTAGTACATCAAGAACACTTGTTAAAAGGGTAGATACTATTATTGCACCAGAAGGATGGATTATTCCGGAAGAATCTGTTGCATTTCATAAGATTACACAAGCACATGCTGAAACAAATGGAATGTATCTTCAAAAAGTATTAGAAGAGTTTGCAACTGATATTAAAGATGCATATATGATTATTGCACATAACTTATATTTTGATAAGAATGTCATTTATAATGCAATGTATTGGAGACGACGTATGAATCCATACATTATGTGGCCACAAAAAGCAATTGAATTTTGCAGCTATGAAAAATATAGAAAAGAGCTAGGACAAGAAAAAAAACGTAAAGATCTTAACTCATTGTATACTGAAACTTTTGGTACGGAGGCTCCACAAAATGCACATAATTCAATGCGTGATGTAGAAGTGTTGGATTCAATCTTTTGGAAGCGTTGGGGTTTAGAAATAAATACTATGGCAGAAAAAATTGATTAGTAAAACATATATAATAAATACTATTAATATGTTAAAACACATATCTTGCCCTGAATCTGTTATTAATGGATCATTAATTACAAAGGGAAAGCGACATGAATTGCATGGTGTTATTGCTGGTGGTAAAGGCTCTATGGGACCAGAACATTATCAACGAAAGATGATTAATGATGGAACTGGATATCCATGTGTAAAAACAAATATACGACTAAATCTAGAAACATATACGCTACATGAAATTGCATGCCCAAATAAAAAAGAAGATGGATTTAATTATTCAGAAAACTTTGATGGGCTACAAATGGTAGGTTCAAAGAAATTCTATATTAATCTAAAATGTATTGTTGGTGCTGGTGGTAGTCAAACACGTTCTCTTCGTGAGGTGTATTGGTTTGTAAAAGGACAACTAAAAAATCTTACTACATCAGAAGATACCTATTACGTAAATATTTTAGATGGAGATGAAGCGCATAAAACAATGAATAAGTTTGCTTATGCAATGAATCAATCAACTAGTGTAGATGTAAAAAATCATCTCTACGTTGGCGACCTCAAAGGATACTTTGCATGGTTTAAGAAGATAGTAGATGGGCTACAATAGTATAGACTAATTCAAACGGAATACGTTTTCGTGCATACTCTTTTGATTCTCTGTATTGCGGAAGATATAAACTCCATGTATCTCTACGTTTTGATTCAATAAGATTATTAAAATCTACACATAATTTTTGTTGCTCCTCTTTACTTAATACTATTCCTGCAATACATAATGTTGCAAATGTTCTACTACATTCTTTTGCTGGATAAATATATCCTTCTTTGTACTCTAAAGATATACGTCCATCTTTATTTCCACTATCAAGAGCATTTAATGTTATATATGTTTGTTGTTCATTATCCTTTAACTTAAGTCCAACTACATATCTTCTTACTTTAATTGTATCTTTTGTGGATAAATTGTATATATCTCCTCCAATAATCCAATTATTTTCTTTAGACAATGTAAATATTTTCTTTTCACCCGATGGCCTATGAACCCACTGAACAGATTGACTTAACTGTGGTGTCAATGATTTTACAAACATCAAAGCTACAACTGTTGTAGACGTATCTGGGAAAACCGTTTCTTCAAAATATTTTACTTCTTGCAACGTATATGCACTAAGAAATGCATCTCGGATTGATGCATCAACTTGTCTTGGTGAAAGAAAGAAACCAGCTGGAATAATAAGTATTCCACCAAGACAACTAGATGCTACAAGTGAATGTAAAAAGCATTTATATAAATCATTTGTATCATATTTAACATATAAACTTTTATCATTACATTTATTACGTGCTAAATATGGAGGATTTGTTAATACCCATGAATCACTATAATCTGGAGGATTAAGCAATGTATCACGTTTTACAATATTATCTTTTTTTGGCTCAATATCATATGCCTCTAACTTACCAGTATAGCCTTGATTTGAAATCCATTGTAATAAATCACCCTGACCTGCAAAGGGTTCTACTATCTTTTTTACATCTTGTGGTAATACAAATCCTTCCAATATGTAGTTGCTATTTACAGTGTAATATTGACCTCTAGTCTGTTTTGTCATTATTATATACTATTATAATAAATAGTGTATTCAAATTTATGAATTATTTGTTTTAAAAGAAACCAAAGAAAGATTTTCTACTCTTTGCTTTACGTGTCTTGGATTTACCTGTCTTTGATTTACCTGTCTTTGATTTACCTGTCTTTGATTTACCAGTCTTTCTTCTTACCCCTCCTTCAGAGGAACTACCGCTATTATTTTCTTCGCCCGCAATCATTTTGGCAAATCTAATAATATGTTTAATAATCTTAGCTTTTGTCTTTCCATTAAGTTCTCTTTCATCTCCACCAATACTTGTAAAATACTCATGTAGTTGTCGAATTGTTTTACCTTCTAATTCACGTCTCAATACTACATACTCATCTTCAACCGTACTATTGGATGCATATCCCATAATAACATCATCAGGGTTTTGACTACTAAATCTCCATGGATGAATTCTAGGCATTCTAATATATGCAAATAAAATTTATCACAGGGTTCATGACTTTTGATTCATGGCCATAAAGAAACTAATAACAATACATAATACTAAGCTGCAGCAAATATAAAACGTATAATTTGATTCTAATGCTGGTTTACAATTTCTTATATAATGTGTGTCATCTCCACAACCAATACATCTATTTTCCGCATTACGTATTTCACGATTTATATTAATTATTTGATAATCTTCTAATACAAGTTGGCAATAGGAACCCCCACGCACATTCGTTATACCATATTTGGCCATGTAAATTTTTGTGTATTTATCTTCATCAAATTCACTACAATTTTCAATAGATTCTACAATTTCAATTGGTTTATTGCGCCGGGTCCATGCAGATCCTTCACCATGGCAATGTTGAGCAAATCTTTCAAATACTGTTTTATATGTTTTTCCAATATAATATGTTCCATTATGACAACGTAATACATATACATGGACCATTTATATGTATTATGTCTAAAGTATTTATACCTTATTTATTTGCTGCATTTAGTAATCTTAGTAAACCTTGAATTGCTTTATTATTTGTTTTAGCTTTCTTATTATTTAGACGTTGTACAAGTCCTGCAATAAGTTCAGCATTTTCATTATTATTATGTTTATGATTATTATTCATTGAATTTATAAAAGACTTTAGATTTCGTGTAGTCGTAGATCTTTTTAAAGAAGTAGTTCTTTTATTTGCCTCCCTTCGCTCATCTGCCTCCCTTCGCTCATTTGCCATTCTTTCTAAACGTATTCTTTCCCTATTTTCATCCGTTAAATTAAAAAAAGATCCTCTACGTGGTAATGCATGCCAAAATTTTATATTGTTTGTATTTCTTACTGATTGTCTTCTAATTCTTTCTATTCTTTTTAGTGTGTTGTTTCTTTTAGAAGTATTTCCTTTAAAAATATTTAGTTCATCCATCTAAAGTAATAGTGAGAAATAATCTTTTCCTTAGCTTCACATTTTTAATAAGTGGATTGTAAAAGCTAGAGATAGCGATAGAAATCAATCTTATTTAAAATAAAAAGCATATATTGCAGATGTGGTCTAAACATATGCGGCAGATTATATTTAAGAAAATGTATGGAACTCATCATAAAACAGGTAAAAAAATTCGCTTACTTCAGCATGATACATCTACATGGAAATCAAAAAAAACTCTGGTGTGGCTTAAATCAACTGATGATTTAACGCAGCCGTGGAATAGATATGATGTTGGTGTAGTAGGATCAACTACATATCTCCAATGTGTAGCACAAGGTATTGCACCTGATATTGTTGTATGTGTTGATTTAGAAGATAAAGATTGGTTATGTAAAGGATATTCTGATGTAAGGCTTATTTTTGCATCAAAAGCACTTCTTGATTTATTTGGCACATCATTTTTTGAAATGCAAAATATTAATAATATATTATGTCTTGAAGAACTAAATATATTATATCCATTCTTAGGTGCTGCATGGGATTCTAGTGTAGCTGATGCATGTGTATGTACAGCTCTTGTGCTACGCTTTGGCTACACGTATCCACTCAATCCATCAGTTAGAAATCTACATGGATTAAACATATCTCAAACGCTAGTACCACCACAAAAACTATATCTTTTAACACAGTACTATTTATCAAAAGATAAACTAAGACAACAAGAGTTGTGTGATGCATTAAATAAAAATATTGAAAACCCTTACATTGATCATATATTATTGTTAAATGAAACCGATTTAGTAAATCACTATACTAAATCTGCTAAGGTATCACAAGTTGTATTAGGTAAACGCTTACATTATTCAGATATAATAGAGTATATTCAAAAACACATACCTGCAAATTCACTTGTATCATTTGCAAATACAGATATTTATTTAGATACTAGCATACGAAACATATGGTCAACTCATATGGATGATAAATTTCTTGCATTACTACGTTATGAAAAGGGTAAGATTTTTGGACCACGAGCAGATTCTCAAGATACTTGGATAGTATCATCGGACTCAGTGCAGCAGCGGCAGATAAACTTAAAAGATTTTGATTTTTCATTTGGTGTCTCAGGTTGCGATAATGCAATTACACTAGAAATGTTAAGGCATAAGTTTCTTGTTGTAAATCCTGCACTTACTATTAAAACCCATCATTTACATAGCTCTGAGATTCGTACATATAGTCTTGATGATATAACAAATAAAGATATATATTTATATATTGAACCAACCGGTTTACATGATATGGAGCCATGCACACGTTATCCTAAAGAAAATATTGTTTCTAAGTTTAAACATGCTGAATTTACTAGAAGTGTAATCTGTAGTAATCAACAACGAGCTGCTACATTTTGCAAAATGTTAGAAAAGGCTGAGCGTTATAGCTACTCACCCATAGGTAAGAATATATTTAGCTTAGGCACTACAGAGATCTATAAATTTAATAATGTGTTTCAAACAAATAGTGGATTAATATATGATTATGATAAAATATATGTTGGTCCCTCTAAAAGAGCGGCAGAGTATTGGTCTACATCTCAACTAAGTAGTTTATCACCATCTGTTAAGGTAAAAAAAGCATATGTTGCGCCGTTACCATCATGTAATATAGACTCTGTTGAAAATTATTTAATTTATTATCTACCAAAGATACTATTACTAAAACAACAGTTTGATAATAGTGATAAAGGAGAATTTTGGTGCCCAAATAAACAAAGTTTTATAAAAGCACTATCTCAATTCAAATGGACACATAAGAGTCTACCATTGCTATCACATTCAGAGGTACCACTTGTATATGCTGAAACTGCATATGTATGGTTTCCCACCGATAATATCGATGTATCAATGGAAGAAATGGATATACTACGTAGCATGCTAAAACCTTCCTACGAAGAACCATCAGTTGTAGTATATATGGATGAAACATATATAACAAAAGACTTTGTAAAGGAGCTTGAAAAGAGCCAATCTGTTAAGGTAATTTTCAAAGATACATCGTGTGAGCGAAAGATAGAACTCTTACAAAAAGCAACAGCCTATATTGTATATAATTCTGAATCAACCCGTTCTGGCTGGTCATACGTATGGTGTATGCCAAAGGGTTCAAAGGTATATGATATTCAATGCGAACTAACGCAATGTGGAGAATTACTACATATATCAAATGCATCTTCATTGCACCATAGATTATGCACAGTAGGAAAGGGCAAACTAAATGTTGAGCAATGTATACATACGATAATACCTAAGAGTAGTTTAGCACCTACGGTAGTTGTTCCAAAAAAAGTAGATGGTTTTTTTGGCCATGCGGGTGATTCATTTCGTGAAATGGTAGATCTATGGGAAGAAAGTGGATATGTACGTAAGGAATATGGTGATTGTAAGAATGTATGGTTGAATGCAGTAGGAGATACATTGCTATATGATAGACCAAATTATGATTGGATTCGACAAGAACAGGGGTGGAAAAATGCTCTTTTTGGAAACCCCAAGCCATTGGCAAAGGGACACGCGTGGTCTTTTTGGCCACGGAGGCCAAGACTTGTAGAGGCAATGCTTGGCAAAACAGTAGTAAAAACAAAGAAAGTTGTGTTTTATGGTAAAATGGAAAATGCAGTACAACAGACTAATAGAACAAAGCATGATTGGTCAACATGTTGTAATGAATATTATTTAGCTGGATTAAATGAGCCTCCTAAGTATTCAGAGCAAGAGTATTTGGACAATTTATCATTAGCGCAATATGGACTATGTCTAGCAGGCTACGGTAAAAAGTGCCATAGAGAAGTGGAGTGCATGGCATTTGGTACAGTACCACTCGTTGCACCAGAAGTCGATATGGATTCATATGCGAATCCACCAGTAGAAGACGTTCATTACTTACGGGTTTCTTCACCATCTGAAGCAGTAAAAAAGGTAGATTCTATTTCACAAGAGCAATGGTTAATTATGTCAAAGGCATGTAGTGCGTGGTATTTAGAAAATTGTTCAGCACAAGGTCTGTGGAATCTAACAAAAAAACTTTCCTCTATTTAGAAATGAACAACTCTAACTCTAAACTGCGTAAGATATCTAAAACTCTTAAGAAAATATGCAAAAGATCATTGCAAACAAAGACAGTAAAAAATATATATAAATCCACATGTAAACCTTTTAATAAGAAAGAAAAGGCGGCATGTGTGCAATCCTTTAAGAAAGACTTTATAAAGTCATGTACACTAAAAAATTAAGGTATTCACAAAAATGTTCTTTTATCTTATGTTTACTCTACTATTATCGTCATACTTTCTTGCACCAGGAAAAGTTGCATACGAAACTATGTTTCTTTAAGAATCGAGGGGTTTGAAAATAATTTTTACACATTCTTTATCAAAATCTACAAGGTTGCCAGGATTAGGATGAGGTGTAATTCGCATAACTCCATGATGATCTAGAAATAGTATTTTCATAATCTATAATAGTAATGGAAAATCTATTAGTAGCATGTCACTGCGAGTCTCTCCATGGACCTGTTAAAATTATTGGAAGCGAAGGAAGCGAAGGAAAAGAATTTGATACTATTCAATATATTGATACAAATGAAGGGATTCATGAATCAGTAGAAAAATGTAAAGAATCAGATAATCAATATACAAAATGGCATGATATTCCAAATTCATCAATTGATTATATTTATATTGCATCATGTCCCTTATATGGAGATTTATATACAGGAAGAATGTATGAAGATACAACTGCTATGTGGCGTTCATTAGATAAACATGGATGGAATGTATTAAAGGCAAATGGAAAAATTATAATTCCAATAAATAAACATATAAAACCCGACCAAAAGTTAAAGAAGATTTTAAAAACACTGATGCCTCTATGGAATTGTAAAATAGTATCGTCTATACCATTTAGTTTAGAGGGTTATGATTCAGAAATGTATATTGTATTTAAAAAACCAACTGGAAATATATATGGAGGAAAGCGTACAAGAAAAAGGAGAGTATCGTCATACTTGAAGAGCTTCTAGATTAGCAATATATGTGTTTGATTGTTTGATTGTTTGATTGTTTGATTGTTTGATTGTTTGATTGTTTGATTGTTTGATTGTTTGATTGTTTGATTGTTTGATCCACTGAGATTGATTGTTCTCCTAGACATAGTCCAGTATAGAATAAGAAGCCCCAAGATTTTTAGTTAACATATTAACTAGGTGGCGGATGGTTAAAAAATTGACGTTTAAGTAAACACTACAATAGTATAAAAGAGATGTCTAAACATAATGTTCTTGATTCTATTGGTTGCGTAGAACTGCTAGAAACTTTTGGAACGGATCTAACTGTTGTAAATGCTGCACGTGTATCTTTTGCAAAAGAGGTCCATGAGTTTAAAGAGGGTGATAAGAAACTAATTAATTATTTAGTAAAACATAATCACATTAGCCCTTTCTTTCATCCCCAGATTCGCTTTCGTCTAAAAATGCCTATCTTTGTAGCAAGAGAATGGTTTCGTCATACAATTGGTTTCAGTCGTAATGAAGTGAGTAGAAGATACGTAGATACAAAGCCAGAAATCTTTATTCCACGTGAGCTAAGAGCCCGAGACAGCAATAAAAAGCAGGGATCAAAAAATGAATCTATTATGCATAATGCTGAGATGGTAGAGGAGATTTCTAAGTTTACGAGCCAATCTCTCAACCTATACAATAAACTACTTGATGAAAATGTAGCTCCCGAGGTAGCACGTGGTATCCTTCCTCAAAATATGTATACAGAGTTTATTGAAACCGCTTCACTGTACGCCTACATGCGTCTTTGCAAGCTGCGATTAGATCCTCAAGCCCAAAAAGAAATCCGTGAGTATGCAATTGTTGTATCATTACTTCTTGAAAATACGTATCCGGCATCGTGGGAGGCATTTAATAATTCTTTCATATAGTTAGAGGTATGGTCAAAAAAAATAAAACAAGAAAAGCTAAACAAAAAGGGGGAAAGGTACGTGAAAAAATAGAAGAACTGTTAACAAATGATATATATAGCATGAAACCAAGTGTATTGAAATCATTAAAAACAGTTATGACAAAATATATTGCTTCACCATGGGATGCTTTTAATAAACATATATTAAGTTCCGGTCAATATAAATCAATTCAATATAATTTTTTAAACTATCATAGAAATAATAATAATGTTTCAGAAAATACATTATGTAAAAGAAGAAATTTAACTAATACAAATACCAAATATCAACAAAAATTATGTCAAAGTCATTCTGGTAATCTTTTTCAACATAGTCAATGGTCTGCACTACAAATAATTAAATGGAATAATGATGGCGATGAAATAATGAATAATATTGATTTAGACACAGCAATCGTAAGTGCATTTTTTCATGATATTGGAAAGGGCGGGGATTGTGTGGAGACATGTAGACAACAAGATTGTTGGTTTGATATGTATGCATCTGGAAAATATAATGGAAAAGGGGATCAAGTGCATCCAAAATATTGTGGTGATATGATTTTAGGAAAAATATTATTTAAATTAAAATGCAGAGATTGTAATAGTAATTGTTCAATTAGTATAAAAGATGTATTAGAATTAGAATTTCCAAATGTTAACGTATCTGAAGTAGCATGTGCTGCATATATGCATTGGGAATTTGGAAAACTTAATATTCCTGGAAAAGATAATGCATTAAAAATTAAAGAGTATTATGATATGTTTTTTAAATCATGTAAAAGGTCTAATTTAGAACCATCTAAAAATTTACTAATGTTATGTGTTGCAGTTGCATGTGCGGATATAACGGCAGGTACAAATATACGTCTTTTACCTGATGTAGATGGATTAGAGCCAGCTGATGGAATATATCTTCCTAAAGATCCATGGATATTATTTGGAATGGATAAAAAATATTTAGTTTACAGACAAATGGTCCTAGATGAATATCCTGAAAATAATTCTAACATGAGTGGTTTCTAATCAATCTTCTCAGTAGCACTATTGTATTTTCCTACATAGTCATAATCAAGTGTATACAATGAATTATCAGCTCTATTATAATAATAATCTAATGCACTTAACTTTATTTTTTCTACAACTAATTCCTCAGCCTCAACAACAGTAGATTTATTACTTACAACATATATTGGAATCACTTTATGTTTTTTATTGTATTTGATAATATATTTTGATAATTCTGTTTTAGTTAGTGCTGGATACTTTAATGCCATCTTTTTTAAGATATCTTTTGAATCATGCAAAGATTCTAAATCTGCAATTATTTTTTTTTCATCAAGTACAACTTTTTTAGCCATAGGTTCTATCTTATAGCCTTTAAGTAATTGATTTTTAAACCATGCACCATCTTTAATATGACTCCAATCAGGTATTGGTGTATCAGTTGTTCCATGAAGAACTGCTGGATGAATTGCACCAAACAGACGATTGTTTATAATCGTAGCAGCTTTTAATTTATCATTTTTAGAATGACACTCCCGACAAAGTTTAGTATCTAATAATGGCTCATTTCTACAAAGTAAAGGTATATGATAGTACTTTGGTAATACTTGATCATTTTTATCTAAGAAAGGGAGCCTACCAACATATAGAGTATCACTAACAGTTCTTCCAATGCAGCGCATAGCGTATATTATATAATTAGTACAACTCCTTTCAAATTTATATAACTACGTATATTAGAGATATGGACGTAGGTGTATTTATAGATAAACTAAAACGTTTAGAAGAAGATGCAGCAAATCTTGATAAGGTTAAAAAGCATTTGCTAGAACTAGATGAATTCTTAAAAACAGATACAATTAATACTACATATAAATTTACATATGGGTTAGACACATCATATACAGCAACACATGGAAAAATAACAATCTTAGAATATCTTGCATATAGCTATTTTTTAAATTATGAATTGGCAAATGAAGTTGCTAAACTTGCAATAGCAAAAGGTGCAGATCCAAATATACATAGTAAACAGGGTGAATCTTTGGTTTTAGTAGCATGTGCAAGAGATAATATTAAGTTGGCAAATACTTTTATAAATGGTGGTGCAGATATCAATGTACAATATGGAATAAATAAACTTACACCATTAATGGAAATAATAGTTTCTAAACCTACATATCCTCCCCAGTATTATAATGATGATACTACACCATCGTATGACACAAGTGAAAAAATTTCCTACATGGACATATTTTTATCATCAAATAAGATAGATATAAATTTACAAAATGCAAATGGTCAAGATGTTTTTATGTATGCGATTGCAGTTAATAAAATTGTTGAAGCAGAATTTATACACCAATCTATTTATCAGTATAGCTTAGATTATGATTATAATAAGAAAGATAGTTCTAAAGATACAGTTTTATTTCTTGCAATTAATGCATACAATGCAAAATACCATAATACATTCTTTAGTAATGCATTGATTAGTATTATTGAAGTGTTAATAAAAGAACCAGCTGTAGATTTGGAAATTACTGATAGAAATGATGATACACCATTATTTCTTGCATGCACCTATGAGAATCCTGAAGTAGTTGAACTATTTTTTATAAACAGTGCTAGGCTTCCAAAGATAGATGCAGTCCATAAAAAATATAATCAAACTGCATTAAATAAAGCAGTTGCAAAGGGTAATCTTGGAGTTGTAGAAGTATTATTAAAAAATTCAGCATCTACAGAAATACCAGATATTGAAGGGGATACTCCATTAATAACTGCAGTTGATGAAGGAAATATAGGAATAATTAGAGCACTCTTAGAAGCAGGTGCATCGAAAGATACTAAAAATAAGGAAGGTAAATCTGCATTAGATTTAGCAAAAGAATCTAAATCAAAAGAGGTTCAGGATTTATTTGATATAAATGTCCCTTTATGGAAAGGTTCTTCACGCAGTGATATAACAAGATATGATACCTTATTTGAAGCTCCATTTGAATGGTCAACATGCCCAATATGTTTAGATTATGTAGAGCGATCTTCAGGATGTATGTTTATTATGGACCACGATTGTGCTAAGACTGGTCATTATTATCATAGAGAATTATATAAAAAATATGTATCTCAAAGTCCAAATACAGGTGAACCAATGATTGAATGGTGTACAGTATGTGGGCGTATAACGGAGTTTCATAAACACTATAAACTTGTATCTGCCAATTCAGATAAGCCAAATTATGCTCCAACAAAACCAGATCTTCAACGTAGAATAGATGAAGAACATGATAATACTGCATTTTATGACAATACAAATTGTATTGGTTTTGGTGGAGGGGGTTTAGAAGAAAAGGCCAGTCGTTTTAGGAGGTTGCGAGAGTATGCACTTGAACTTCAAGATGACATTAGTAAGAAAACACACAAAGCTGCAATGAAGGAGCTAATTGAAGAAACATGGAATGCTCCGTTTTATAAAACAAAGAAAGTAAGAGAAATATTAGAACAAAAGAAATATAACATATCAGCATCTAACTTTCCTGAAGATGTGCATAGTGCACCAAAAGAACCAGTTGAAAGTCCTGAGGGTACAGATATACCATATACAGGTAATCTACCGCTAGAGCTAGATTCTGCAACACATAGTTGTGTAATAGGGATATCAGATCATGAAGGTGAAGAATTAAATCCAGTGTATAATTTTAAACATTTAGACCGTGGTGGATTAGATCATGCTGAATTACTCATATGCAAGGATGATTTAACCGATGCAATTAAAGATAAAGTTAAGCAGTTTGGTACTTCAAGATTTGGAAAATGTTGGGTAGAATCATGTAATGCAGTACTACATCCTGCAGAGCTAGAAAATATAATACCACCTATAATATATGAAGAATATAGGAAGAAATTTAACAAAAAAATGGCCCATATTGGTGGATCAATACGCAAAAAATCTACAACACGTAAAAAGAAGTATTCTACAATTAACGTATTGCATGCATTAGATCTTTCAACAATAACATGTTTAAATCCTCCAGTAAAAAGATTAACATTAAAATCTAAAAAATCTTCAAAGCCAAAGCAAAGATCAAAAAAATTAAAAACTCTAAAATAATCTCGTTGTCTATCTCGGCTTAAGATAGTAATGCTACTACTTTTATATGAATAGTATTGAACGATTGCTAAAAGAATGGTCAATCATCTTAGATTACTTATGTAGTACTAGTAAAGTATCAATTAAGAGTTTATGCAAAGCTAATAATCTTAATTACATGCGATGTATTAAGATAAATAAACTACTGCATAAGAAAGAAGACAAAATTGCGTATGCTAGACAAAAGGTTGAACACTATAAAGCAGAACTAGAATCTACTAAAGAATCATTACCACCCTTAGAAGAAGTAGAAGCAGAACTGTTACCAACTTTAGAATCACACACTAATATATTTACATTTACACAACCTAATGAAACAATTACAAAGTATGAATTTAAAAATTATAAGGAATACATGCAATTACAAATAGATGAATTAGTAGTTGCTGAAAAAAACAATTATTTATTTTTAACTGGTATGATAATAGCAAATATGATATGTGGATTTGTTTATGTTTTAATTTTACAAGGTTAAAGCTTATAATCACTACGTGTTTGTAGAATTATAAGATACTCACGTAGATCTTTTTTAAGAACCTCAATACGTTCTAACGTAGTATTATAAAGGCGTGGGTCAATCTTATTTAGATTATTATCAATAGAAGAGACTGCAGTCCAGCAATATGCCCAAATAAACCTATCACGATTTGATGCAACTAGCTCTGGACATTGCACCAAAGTATTGAGAATATAGTAGATATATAAACCATCTGAAACTTCAATATTAGATACTTTAGTTCCATTAATAATTGCATCACCCTTAAAAGGATCAATTGTTCTAATTCTAAGATATGTTCGTAGGTTTGCCATCATTTGCTCTTGTCTTCGCTTTCTTTCCTTTGTAAGACGAAAACACAGCTGTGCACGATTACGCCACTGTATACTAGTATAATCAGTCATTCCAGGAAGATGAGGTAGCATTAAAATAGGAGCTGGATACTTCTGAAAATTAATACGTGTAACAGTTAACGCCTTAGATCCGTTGTAATACATTATGTAAAGTAATATGTAGAAAAAAAATGTGTTATTCTTTTCAATTTTATGGGAAACTAATACCATTAATCCCAATTTATATGAATATGTGGCTGATTGTATGGTTCAATGTTATTGTATCGAATATTAATATCTACATCAGGAAACATTTCACTTAGTATCTGGTTAAATGTATTTAATAGAATATTTAGTTCATCTTGTTGTAACACCTCATTATTATTATAATTGCGTCGCATCATAAGAGCCTTTCCTAATGTAACCCAGTGAGTTACATATATATTTTTAAATCTTTCACCAAAACTTGCAGCCAATAATACATCATTATATACTTCTTTCTTAAAACGCTCAACTTCTCCATCTCGTATTTGTTGAATAGCAAGCCGTTCCATTTCTTGTAGCTGAGCACGAGTAATAGGAACTGCCATCTTTTTCTATACTAAAAATATTGGATTTTTACGATTCAATTTTATTACATTGCTACTACAAATGCGACAATAACAATAAATACAATACACATAAAGAGGTTCATTTGATATAACTTAAAAAATGAGGGGTTTATGGATTCAATTTTATTTTAGCAAAATTCCTTTGGAACAGATATCTTATACCTCTTTTCAACAGCATCATAATTTACCAAAATAGTAAATGAAGATTCAGCAGGAAACATACAAATCTCAATATTTACATCATTTTTAGACCTATTAATCCTGCAAAAGAAGGAGTGTGCATTTTTAATAAGATGCCTCCGATAATCTTCATTTATTTGCTGAAGATATGATTTGTATGTAGTATAAGAATTCCAGAAAACTTCACCATCTACAATAAAAGCCCTACAATCAGCTTCCATAATTTCAGTTATGTGCTTCAGAAAGTCATAATAATTATTCGATCCAGTCTCCTCGCAAGAGTAAACAAACTCCTTGATGTCTGATTCGCTCATTTTTTGGTATAACTAATAAATAGAGTTTTAGTTAATCAATTTTTGTTTGCTCAATCAAAATGCGTATCAACCCACGCATCTCCATATGTTAGAAGCATTCGGTCGCATCTGTCTGGATAATAGAATTTCTTAATCAGTTCTTGTTTAATACGCTGCGTGTTAGAAACAATTCGCTCTTTACGCTCTTCTTCAGTTTCCACATAATCAGACCGCAACTTTAACCAGCCAAAATAGTCAGTTATTGTTTTTACCACATCGATATTGAGATGTGAAGGAAGATACTTATTTGTAAGAATCTTATTCACTTTATTAATAACATTTGTTCTTAGATTTATCTTTGATGAAATCAATTCTGGTATATTCATTATCTGAATTAATAGATCATTCACATTTTGAAAGGAAATATGATGGTTAATACTATTAAAGAATGCCCAAGTCTTAGCAACTTGTTCTTTTTCAACATCTTCTAAAGGATATACAATAGAAGCGCGCTTCTTGTATGTGTTATAGATAGGTGATTCTGTCATTCTTGTTGATACTGATACTAAAAAAAAATGGTTTTTGTTGGATTCAATTTTTATTTTTATCAATTATCATGAATATCACAATACCAACACTGAACTTCTTTAGTTTTATCTATATATCCACACTCGCATATTGTTTCATAATACTTGATTTCCGTATGGATATTGAATGCGATTGTATTGCCGAGTTCAACATCTCTTTCGCATGTAGAATCACCGAAGCCAAACTCAACATCTAAGACTTTTTCTTTCAGAATCTCAAGCGGAATAATCCTAAAGAGTTTTTCTTTATATCTAGCATCCATATGCTGAAGATAGTAACGGATGTAGGTTTTCATTGTATCCACTCTTCGTTCAGCACGATCAATCTCATCAGTGCCCATCTGAGATTCGATATATGTTAAGAGTCGCTTATAGTTCTGAAGCATTGTACTGCTCTGAAACTTAGTCCACTCTGTCATTTTGTGGGGATGCTTAAAAAAATGGGTTTTTTGGGTTTCAATTTTTTTTAGACCCGTGGCAAACGAACATTTTTAAATGTTCGTTGGTCTAAGTAAAGTACCTCTCATTGAGATATATTTGTATTAAACTGTCTTATTTCTTCCATTAGATATTGCCAATTATAAGGTATCCATCGTTGGGTCTCATTAGACCAGTCACATTCATCGCGACAATAGCACCAACAAGAGCAACTAGAACCACATCTGTGGCAAGACCAATTATGATTACAGTCTGAATCACAACCCATCTTTAATGATTTAATAACTAAAAAATGTGTTTATTTATGGTTTCAATTTTATTTATTTTTATTTAGACCGCTGAACATTTCAAATTGTTCGTTGGTCTAATCATGCAGATTTTCAATCCACTTATTACAATATTCACATATCTTATCATTGTGATGCTCCTTTGATACCATACGAAGATTTGCCTTCAGAGCCTCCAGACCATCCTTTTCATACACTGGTTCCCAACAGTCACCCATAACATCTGAGCAGAAGCCAAGATGATAGCACATATCCTCGCAACCAGAGTTCCAGAGAGACATTAATACCGCTTCTTTCGCATTTTCCTTGGCGGCAGCAACTTGTGTTTCCATCTCAGCAATCTTATTCTGAAGTTTATCAATACGCATATATGCGGCCTCAAGAGTTTCAGGGCGGTCAGGATTTGTAGCCTTTGCTGGCTTAATAAGCATACTCTTGTGAATCTCTGTAAGGCTATTCATCAGTGTGTTAATCTTCGCATCATTGCCAGTCCACAGCGATCTATCCTCTGGCATTCCAGCAAGACGAGTGCTGAGAATGTGGTCGAGAGTATCATCTACTTGAAACTTCCAGTTTGCCTCATTAATCTCACTATCAGAAGTTATATTAACAAGAATCTTGTGGGTCTTTGCGAGTCCATCAATGTACCATTTAGCAGATGCATCGTAATCTCCTTCAACAATCTTCTTCATCTCAGTAATAATATTAGTGAACTCTTTGTGCGTCAAGCGGTCCTTACACGATGGGCAATAGTAGTAGTGGCGAGGCACCGACACACCATCAATAAGATATGTATTGATATATGCCACATAGCCTTCTTCTTGAATCGGTCTCGTATCGCTACACTCGCAGCAATCCTTATGCGTTAAGTCACACATGTCCTTATGAGTACACGGAGGAGGAATAGGAGCAACCACTGGTTCAGTTACAGATATAAGTGGAGGCATTTGCTCAAAATACTTAAGATGCGTAGCACACATAATGACACCATTATTTTCCACGCCATTTCCCTTACAACGGAGGCCCTTTGCGGTCTTTTTAGTACAACGAGGCATCTTTGGTTTGAATACTAAGGAAACGTAGGATTGTGGGACTTCAATTTTTTTGGTTGGCAAAATAAAATAGTTAGGCAACTTTATTGCTGAACAATTTTTTTGCTAAGCAACAAAATAGATATGGACGATAGAGTCCTCTTTTTTTCGGATAATGGCGACAGCCTTCGTTTGCCTAGTCGTTTTAAAAATGAAAGCCCTAAATGGATGATATATGCTGCTGGAGATGCTTGGGGCGCATATTTCAATAATAATTCCCGCAATGCTAGTTTAGGGATATCAAATATAGAAGCATTTTCTAAAAAGGGATATAATATTTTCTGTTGCGTTGGACTTAGCGATATCAATTTAAATTACCTTGCAGAACATCCCGAATTAAATGTTGTTCTCTGCATACTTACTGGGGATAACACACAAGATTATGAAATATTGAACCAACTATTTTACAACTCTATTGATTTGATAGATACGGATGATACACGATTCTATCCATCTTCAGATGTTGCTTATAATATATTAGTTAATGGTGGCATATGTATACGAATGCCCAAACTACTTAGAACCGGTTCAAAAGCAAAACGAATATTTTATAAGAAAAATAGTTCAGGAAAAAATTTGTTTGCTATTATGGGTCGCAATGTTACTGCAGATTTAGGTTGGGTATCTCCCAGATTTAGGGAAATATCTAATGACACCTTTGAAAAAATTATGAGCAATGGAGGACGACGTAAAAAATCTAAAACGAGGAAATCTAAAAGGAAATATAATTTTTAATAAGGCATATGGATATCTGCCCAGACCTCTCCATAAGTGGCAACCATCTTCATATAGCGGTCAGGGTGGTAAAGAGTCTCAATAAGTTCTTGCCTAACAGCGTTTGCCCTCGCAGTAATACGTTTTCGAGTCTTTTTATCTTCAGATGACTCTACATAATCATCTCGCTCTTTCAGCCAATCAAAGTACTGTTCAAGAATTTCTCTTACAGGTGTATTAATGATCTCACTGTGATATTTCATATAATAAGAAACTCTCTTGTATATCACTGGTCGTACATGTTTATTAATCGATAGAAGTGTTGGAATATCTATTACCATTCTTAAATATTCATTTATTTGTTCAACTGTGATAGTATTAATCTTTTCAACCTGAATACTTCCAGCATAGTTGCTATTGATTATTAATTCCGAATAAAGATTTCTCTCTTCTTTAGGGTTGCCACGTGTAGATAACACACGCTGCTTATGCTCTTGAATAGTTGGCATATTGTTTGTTATTGATTGGTTGGTTAACTAACAATGTGGGATTGTTGGGATTCAATTTTTTGCGGACAATTACACCACTGATTTGTATTCTTGCTCTTAATATAGTCTTCTAATTGCTGCTGACACTTATTAATTTGCTTGTTAATAAATGCTAAGCGCTCTTCATCAGAACCCATCTGTGTCATATAAGGAACATATGCTGAAAATAATATATAGTCCATCTTATTATTCATACAAAACTCTTTGAAAGAGATATTCTTGGTTGTAATCCAATTAATCATATTTGTCCAACCATTAACCTTTGTAAGATAGTAAGGGTCACTCATTTTTATAACTAAAAAAGTAGTAATTATTTAAATCAATTTTGTTTAGCAAGGCAAGTGAACATCAGCCCAAACTTCTCCATACTTCCTAACCATCTTATCATACCTGTCAGGATAATAGAGTTTCTCAATAAGTTCTGAACGAATAATCTTAGTCCTTTCTTGAATACGCTTCATAATAACCTCTGGATACTCCTCATAATCAGAACGATTCTTAAGCCACTCGAAATAGTCCTTATATATTTTACGATATTTTGGTTTGATTTTACTACTATAAGGAAGATACTCTAAAATTTCAGTCACTCGCTCAATACATATATTTCTAAATTTAGGATAATTTGCTATAAATTCTGGAGCCAACAGAACAATCTCAAGAACATTATTCACAGTAGATTCTGTAATACCTCCATCAAGACTTAACAACATTTCCCTTATAAGTTCCATTTGATACTTTTTGACGGTTTTCAAAGGATAAATAATAGAGCATCGTATTTTAACAGTGTTATAGTACGTATCAGAATGATTTATAGTCTTTCCAGTACGGAGAAGCATTTTATCTGATTATGTCTATGTGTGGGTGTGTGATAAAAAATATGGGATTAAAGGGTTTCAATTTTTTTACTTCCTTTTAACGAATGATAGGAGATGTAACAAACTTATACTTTCCACCTAGCATTTGTGCGATAGAATTAAATGCTTCTTGCTTCGTAGCAAACATATCAATCTTATTGTTACGAATAATAATACAACTACTGTCATTTCCATTCAAATTATATGACAATACAACATTAAGAACAGGGTTTTGGCGTGTGATTTCCTTAAAGAAAGGGAATAATGAACCTACATCATATTCACTAATTGGGAAGTTTGGAAAATCTTG